AATCTAATAATCAAAAATTATTAGAAGATTTTTATCAATCTTATACTACTATTGTTGAAAATATTTCTCCTGAAGTATTTGATGATCTTGTAAAATCAAAAGATTTAAACTGGCTAGTTTCCAAATATTTATCAACAAAATTAGCATTTATAATTAATTCATTAGAACCTGATAGACAAAATGAAGTAATATCAGATATATTAAGCTATGCATCTTCATCAACTAAATCAAGTTCAGTATTTGTGAAAGTATCTTAATAATTAGAAAACATATAGACCGATTCATAGCCGGTCGCTTTAATAAGAGATAAAATTATGGTAGCTGTGGCACCTCTTAAAGAGATGCCACTTTCTATTTGGCTTTTTAAAAAAAATTTATTATATTAAACTATTAAAAATTTATAAAACAGAATGAGTAAAAAAATAGTAATTGTAGGTGCAGGTGTAGCAGGTATTAATGCTGCTACTAAATTAGTAGACAATGGATACCCTGGAGAATTAATCACAATTATTGATATGGGTAAAGACCCATATAATCGTAAACCAGAAGAAGTAATGACTGGTATGTTAGGTGCTGGAGGTTGGTCAGACGGTAAATTAACTTACCATACTGCCATTGGAGGTCAATTAAAAAAATACTGTGGTGAAGAAAAAGCCATGGAACTAATGGATCAAGTTATTACTAACTTTAAACGTTTTCATCCTAAACCTGAAGAAGTACAATGTTCAGACCCACAAGCAGAACCAGATTTTATTAAACCATACTTTGGTTTACGTTTATTTCCTGTATGGCACGTTGGAACTGATTATTTACATGAAATTGGTAAAAATTGGTATCAATACTTAGTTGATAATGGGGTTGAATTTATATGGGAAACTAAAGTAACTGAAATTGCATTTTCTAATCAAACATTAAAAACAGATCCACTAAATAAAACCACATGGGATCATGGAATAATTAAATATGATGAACTTATATTCGCTGTAGGTAAATCAGGAATTGATTTTGGTAAACAATTAGCAGATCAATATGAATTGCCAACCGAACCTAAATCAGTACAAATTGGTGTTCGTTTTGAAGCACCACAACATCACTTTCAAAAATTAATTGATATTAGTTACGATTTCAAATTATATAGAAAATTTGATGATAAAGGAGTATCATTACGTTCATTCTGTACTAATAATAATGCCGCTTATGTTGCTGTAGAAGAAACATATGGAGATTATACTTATAATGGTCATGCTAAAAAAGATATGCGTTATCGAAATGATATGACTAATTTTGGTATTTTAATGGAAATTAATGGTATTGAAAACCCATTTGAATGGAGTAGAGATGTAGTAAAACAATGTCAATCTAGAAATGATAAAGGATTATATTATTCACCTTCCCGCAAACCCTCATTAACCTCAGAAGGAGAACAAGTAGATGCTTTCCAAATTTCAGATGCTGATATGGTTAGTGTAAGAAAAACATTTCAAGGTTATTTTAACTACATAGATGAATTTATTGATGATATGAATAAAATATTTGAATTTGGAGATGATTATGGAATTTATATACCCGAGTGCAAATATTTAAGTCCCGAGCCTCTTGTAAATTATGAGGATTTAAGTCTTACTAAATATCAAAATGTATATTTTGCTGGAGATGCTCTATCAGCAAGGGGTATAACAGTAGCGGGTAGTCAAGGCATTTATATAGCTGAAAATATTTTAAAGAAAAATTAATTTTAATGTCTGGGGCGTATATTTATAATAAATAAATTATGCGCCCTTATATTTACTTAGTTAAAACCCAGCAAGATAAAATAGTTTATATTGGTCAACAAATTGGAACTAAATCTATAAATGAATATAAAGGTTCTGGTTTATTACTAAATCGATCCTATAAAAAATATGGTGAAGATTATTTTAAACGAGAAATAATTGAATATTGTGATATAAGTGAGTTAAATAATAAGGAAAAATTATATATAAAACAATATAATACTAAATTTCCTCATGGATATAATTTAACAGATGGTGGTGATGGTAATAAAGGTTTAAAATTTACTAAAGAGCAAAAGCAAAAAATTAGTCAAAGTAAAATAGGACAAAAATATCCAAAAGAACATGGTGAAAAAATAAGACAAGCTAAATTAGGTAAAAAACATAATCAAGAAACTATAAATAAAATAATTCAAACTAAAGCATCTAAACATAATATTCAGTCTAATTTGGATTTAAAAAATCAATATAAAAGTAATTCACAAAAATCTATACTCCAATATGATTTACAAGATAATTTACTTAATGAATACCAATCAGCTCAAGAAGCAGGTAGATGTTTAAATAAATCAGGTAACCAAATAGCAGATTGCGCTTCCGGAAGACAAAAAACAGCATATGGTTATATTTGGAAATATTTATAATAAAACATACTATGATAAAATTAATTGATTTATTAAAGGAAGAAATAGATTTAGATAAATATGTTGAAGATTGGTTAGGAAAGGGAGGAGTTCATGATGACTCTTCAATTAATCGAACATTTGTTATTAAATTAAAACAATTAGGATACGAAGATTTTGGAACAATATATAGAGTTTTATTCATTAAAAATACCCATAAAGTACCAGATTTAAAAGAGTATATTTGGGAGAATTATAATGGAAAGTATATTTCATTCTCTAAAACATTAGATGGGGCTCATAATTTTATGGATCAATTAGTATCTAATGACTTACTTAAAAAAGGAGAAACATTTGTTGTAATAAAACAAAAATCTAATTATTGTGATTTAAGTAAATGGGTGAAGGATAAAGAAGAAGAATATGGAAATAAATGGCAGTTTTATGCTGAAAAAGGATATTGGGTTGGAGGATTATATAATGAAACTCAAAAAACCCAAGAAGTACTAGCAACCCTAAATAATAATTTCGAAATAGAAGGGCGATATTCTAAAAAAGGAAAAAAACTTTAATACCATCCCATTAGTTGATTATACTAATTTAGCCCTGACCAAGTATCCAAACGTACATTTTGTTGGTGATGCTTTAAGTGCTAGAGGTATAACAGTGAGTGGTGCACAAGGTATTTATGTTGCAGAAGATATTTTAAAATTTAATTAAAATTTTGTATATTATGGAAAATAAAGATTATAAAACAAGAACATTTACTTCTACTGATGGTAGAACAATTACATATTTTGATGGTAAATTACATAATTGGGAAGGACCAGCATTAAAATATTCAAAAACTGAAAAAAAGAAAGATGAATATTATTTATATGGTTTTCAACTTACTAAAGAAGAATGGTTAGAGGCACGTAAAGATAGACATGGTGTTCCACCAGATAAAAATCCACAAGTCACTTCAAGATATTAATATTTATTATTATAATTGAATAATGGATAATTTTGATTTAAAAAAGTTTTTAGTAGAAAATAAATTAACATATAATTCTATAGAAGAAGCTACTGATGAAGAAACAGCTTTTGATATCGAATTTATGAAAGCAGCTAATGATATTGCTAAGGCATTAGAAAAAGAAATAGATACAAAAGAACCTGAACAATTAGAGGAAGCAGTAATAACAGCAACTATAGCTGCAATACTAACTGCAAATTCGATAGTAGGATTTATTTCAAAATATTCAGCAAAACTATTTAAACTTTTAAATTGGAAAAAAGGAGAAGATCTTGCTGAAAAAATACACCATTGGGCACATGATAATGAAAAAGCTTTCCAAGCCCCAATTAGAAGAGTATTAGGATTATTTATTAAAGATCAAAAAACATTAGACTTAACAACAAAAGCAGTTTATGCAATAGTAGTAGGTAGTATGGCTGCCCAATATGGTGCAGAAGCATTAGATAAATTAAATAATACAGACTGGTTTCAAGGATCTTTATCAGCACTTAAAACCGTAGCAAAAGGAGAAGAAGCAATGATAAATGCTTATCCTACTATTAATAAATTAATGGTATAAAATTAAAATTTTAATAAATAAATTTGGCTGTTTTTCCCCCCTCCCCCCTTTCATATATTTATAATAAATAAAATAATAAATAACAAATGGAAAACTTTAATTTTAAAAAATATCTTGCTGAAGGAAAATTATTAAAAGAAGAAGAAACTCAATTAGATTCAAATAATATTGAAGACTTTATTGAAAGTGAAGAAGAAATTGGAGATATTAGAGGAGATAGAAGAGTTGTAAGAATAAACTTTACTAAAGATATATATGATAATACAGGAGAAGATGAAGAGATGGAAAAATTAGAGGATGCAGCTGCAGACTATATTTATTCAAAATACCCTGATGCTACCGAGTTAGATTGGAGAGATAGCTCTGAAGTTGAAGTAAACTTTTAATAAAAAAACTCACATATAAACTAATTTGGCTCCCATAGGGAGCCTTATTATATTATATAAATAAAACTAATAAATTAAGTTATGAAAATAGGATTAGTAGGTACTGTATCTGTAGGTAAAACTACATTAGTTAATGCTTTAAAAGAATTACCACAATTTAAAAATTATTATTTTGCTACTGAACGTAGTAAATATTTAAGAGATTTAGGTATTCCTTTAAATACTGATTCAACACTTAAAGGTCAAACTATATTTTTAGCTGAACGTGTATCTGAATTAATGAAAGAAGATTTAATAACAGATAGAACAGTTATTGATGTAATGGCGTTTACTAATGCTTCTAAATCAATTAAAGATGCAGATAAAATTTCATATGAAGAGTATGCTCGTAACTTTATTAAAGAATACGATTATATCTTTTACGTATCACCAGAAGGAGTAGAAATAGAAGATAACTTAGTAAGAGAAACTAATGCTGAATATAGAGATCAAATTGATTACATTATTAAAGGATTTTGTCATCTTTATAATCATAGAATTAAAAATTTAGTTAAAATTCCTCCATATTTAAGTGTTGAAGAAAGAGTTGAATTTATTAAAAAAAATCTAGGGAGTTAGAGAAACCTTAATATTTATAATCAAATATGTGATTATGAATAAAGAAGAAAGAAAACTCTATATGCAAGAGTATAGAAAAACTAAAAAATGGGAAATATCAAAAAAAGAATCTGATAAAAAATATTATCAAAATAATAAACTCAAATTTCAATTACATGCTCAAAAATGGAAAGAAGAAAA